TTGGCGCAGGGAACCGAGCCTTCCGACACCTCCGCGTAGGCCATGAACTCCATGGCGAACTGCGAACCGGCGTCGTCGTAGGCTGTGCCGTCGATCTGCCAGATTTGCCCGGTGGAGGCGTCTGCGGCGAGCACCGCATCCCCCAGCGAGGCGAACAGCCGGGGCCGCCAGTACGAAAGGCCCTGGCTGTTGCGGGTCGCCCACTGGCCTTGATTGAGGTCGTAGGTCCAGGTCTCGTTGCCGCCGACCTTGAGGACGTACATCCCGTGGATGCCGTCCTGCTTGAATGAGGCCGACAGGTCGTTCTCGCTGACGGACTTGATCTGCTCGACCAGGCCCTCGTCGGAAATCACCGTGGGCTCGCCGCCGTCGAACTTGCGGACGACGCTCTGATCATCCACCCAGATCAGCGAGCCGGCGCAGTTGACCGCGGAGCGGATCGAGCGACAGCCGAAGTCGAAGTTAAGGCCACCATAAGGTGCGATCGGCGGCGAGGCTTGCCCCGTCAGCGCCCAGACTTCCGTGGTCTGCGAGCCCAGGAGCACGAACTGATCACCCCGCGAGCGGATGCCCTTCAGCGGGTCGGGAGAGTATTCGGCCGAGGCGAACGCAAACGCCGTCCAGGTGGTGTCGCCGGGGTCGAGGTAATAGGCCTGATCCGACCCCGCGACGGTGGCGAACCAGAACTGCCGGTGGAAACAGATGGAGGTCGCCCCGGCCCCGCCCACGTCGGGGAAATCCTCCCGAACCGCGCCATCGGCTTCCGTGACCCTGTAGAGCGCGTCACCCGTGGCGATGCGGGCGACGGAGTTCAAATCCGCGTCCTGGCCGGCGTCGATGTCCACCAACCCCGTCCCTGCGACGGCGCCCGGTAGCGTGGTCACGGCGCTGGAGGACGACAGGGTGTAGACCGTGGCGTCGGAGAGGATCAGCGCCTTGTCGCCGAACAGCCCCGACTTGGCGAACAGCGCCCGCGCTGCGCCAACGCCGACCGTCTTGAAGTTGGCCAGTCCCGATCTGGACCGGATGATGTACCGTTGCTCCTGCTGGGTCGGAGCCTTCTCGATCACCGCGTTGAGCAACACGGCTTGCGGCATCAGCGAGCGCTTTGAGGCGCCCAACAAAAGCGGGACGCTACCCACGGGCGGCGGCCTCGCAATGACCTTGGCCAAACAGCCCGTCGATGACCCGGACGGCCCATTGCCCCCAGGCCTTGCCCTCCACCTTCGCCTCCCAGGACCGCGCGGAGATCGTCTCCCACTTGCGCCCCATGAGCACGACGGCGTTGACGAGCTTGTCGAGGAGCACCAGAAGCTTCATCACGGCCAGCCCTCCTCGAGTTCGATCCGGAACAGCGCTTCCCGCGTCGGACAGGCGCGGATTTCGTCCTTCAGGGCCCAGGAGTGCTTCAGGGCTTCCCCGACCTGCGCCATGAGCGTCTGCATCCGCGACAGCGCGTCCGAATGGCTCACGGCGTACTCGCGGTTGGAGGTGCAGCGGATGGGCGGGTCTATGGGCTGATCCCCAAACCCCGCCTCAATCGCCGCCTGGCACTTCATGATCAGCGCGAGCCAGCGGATCTGATCCGTCTCGTCGCGGCATTGCAGGGTTTCGGGTTCCGGCTGGCCGTCGAACTCGGCTGTGGCAAACCCCGCTTCGAGGCGTCGCTTATAGGCGACAGCGAGTTGCGCCAGCTTGCCGTCGCGAAAGGCCTTGAACGGCAGGGGGCGCGCGTCAGCCAATGGCGGCTCCCTTGTGACCAGTTTCGCGGGCTTGGTTACAGACGGCAGACGTGATGATCCGCCTGATGACAGCTCAGGCGTTCACCGAGGGGAGTTGGGCGGAGGGTTTAGCCGACGGTCCAGTTCGTGCCGTTGCAGTAGGCCTTCACGTGGTTGGTGCCGCTGCCCGTTATGGTCGCGCCGTAGGTCGCCGTCGTGCTGTCCGTCACCGAGCCCACAGCGCCTTCGTTCCCGCTGTTGCAGGCGATCGCAGCCGAGAGCGCCGAGAAGGTCTGCGGGTTCAGCATGACGGCGTTCTTGACGAACACCTGGCTCGGTCGTCCGGCCCCCGAACGGCCGATATTCACGCCGCCATCGGTCACGGCCTGAAGGCAACCGCCGCAGCCCCCGCCGTCGATCTGCCAGCGGTTGGGCGTGCCATTGGCCCCGAGTTGGAGCACGAAACCGGAGGGCGACCAAAGCCGCGGGGTGTTGTTGGAATCCGCATCGATCGTGCCAGACACGGGGCTTTGGGCGCTCTTCGACACCTGGAAGAGGACGCTGCGGGTCGTCGCGTTGTTGATGTTCGCTGGATCAGAGCCCACGAGCATCAGATAGGGCTGGTAAATCAGGCCCCAGCCGAGCGACGCCATATAGGCCTTGCCGGTGTTGTTGATGTGGGTCAGTTCGCCGTTGTTGATGATCCCCGTGGCGACCATCTTGGCGTAGCTGCCCTGCACGGCGTAGTACATGTCCGCGTAGATCAGCCCGTTCGCCAGCGCATACGCCTGGGTCGCTTGGTTGTCGGTCAACTGATCGGGATAGGTGCCCCCGCCGGTCGGCTCGGAGCCCCAGAACACCACGTCCATGTAGGTGTTGGCCGCGCGGATTGTCCCCATGAAGGTCGAGAGCGCCGAGGCGAAAGTCACCGGTGCCGAACTGTCCGGGCAGACCCCCGAAGCGTTGTACGGGGTCGGCGTCGAGCCGCCCGTCGAGGCGGCGCACTCGAAGGCGTTCTCTTTCATCTCCCAGGTGATGTGATCCGGCGCGACAGCCGCCAGGATCGGCGTGACGATCGCGCTCGGCGTCTGGTTCTCATCGACGAGCTGCAGGCCGCCGCGAGTGATCGCGTTGAACACCACGCCGTTAACGGTCGTATCGACAAACTGGACGCCAATGATCCGCACCGCCCCGCCGCCCGTCGAGGTGATCCGCACCTGATAGGGGTTGCGCGTCAGGGTGGTCGTATAGACCCCGCCGGCCGGGCTCGCGTTCGAGGCGTTGATGGTGGTCTGAGTGACCCAGCCGGCGCCGTTGTTGTTCGTCTCCACGATGAACGAGCCCGCGCTGGACTCCTTCACGTAGAACACTTGGAGCTTGGTGAAGGTGAAATAGCCGCCACCGACGTTGAAGAGCACACTGTCGGAGGTGGACGGCAGGTTATAGACGACCCCTGTGACCCACTTGCTGTAGTCGTATGGGTGCGTCGAGCCGTCGTTCTGGTACGCCCCGCCACCCAGCGTCGCGTTCAGGCCGGTGTAGGAATAGTTGCCCACTGACCCGCCCGCGAAGTCGAGGCCGTAACCGGCGATCCCGACGCCGTATTGCAGCTTCGCCGCGATGATCTGGCTGGTGTTGCCGGCGACGCTATCGCCCGTCTCAAGGAACTGCGCCTGGGTGGTTACGCCCTGCGCCATGGCCGCGACCTTGGCCGTCAGCACGGTCGGCATGTAGTAGTTGCCGAGATACTGACCTTGGGTCTGAACGGTCTTGCCGCTGAAGTCGCCCGAAGCGGCCTTCGCCGCCAGGCCGCGCGCAGCTGCGTCAATCTCCGCTCGCGCCGAACCTGTGCCGAGCGCGAACAGCGCGCAGGCGAGCATGAGGGCGCCGCTGATGACGGATCGGGCCATCTTCCTCATTCCCTCAGCCGGAGCGGGGGTCCGTCGAACGGTTGTGCGGGTCATTGGCTCAGGCGGTAGTTCACCGTCCCAGAGGTGTAGGCCGACCATTGAGGCGACACGATTTTGTGCCTATACTTCATGGTATGAGCACTTTCCTTGAATTGCCGCTTAGCCGCGGGCTAGTTGCGAAGATCAGCCCCGAAGACGCCCACCTCTTCGAGCACAAATGGTCGGCAATGAGGGGCTGGGGGGATAGGTTCTATGCCTGCCGAACGATCCGACGTGACGGCGGGAAATCCACGATACTTCTGCATCGCGTCGTTCTTGGCGCTTCTCTAGGGGATCTTGTCGATCACCTCGACGGCGACGGCCTGAACAACACGCGTGAAAACCTTCGCTTCGCTGACAAAGGGCTAAACGCCAGGAACGTTTCTGCCGCGCGCTCAGACAGCGCGAGCGGTTACATTGGCGTCGGACTTCATCGACGGTCCGGCTTGTGGCAAGCGCGCATCTGGACTGGCGAGCGCCACCACTCTCTCGGGTATTTCAAAACTCCAGAGGAGGCCCACGTCGCGCGCTTGCGTGGAGAGCTTGAACGCTTCGGTGTTCAACCGCGAAGGCGCGAAGCCATGATCGCTGCCGGCATCATCACTGAGACAGGCGATACGCCAGCGTGCCCGACGTAAACGAAGTGCAGTTCAGCCGGTAGAGCACGCTGCGTTCGTTCTCCTCGGCGGTTTCGCTGAGGTTCGTGCCGCTGTAGCTCCACTGATAGAGCTGCGTGCCGCCGGCAAAGATGCCGCACCACGTCGCGCCGCCATCGAACGACCGCTCAAGCTGGATGGTGGCGACGGCGGTGCCGGTGAGGGCGATGTTGAACTGACCCCAGCTTCGCTCACGCATGATCGGCTGGAACGAGTTGGATTGCCCGGTCGCGGCGAACGACCCGGTGACGTTAGCCATGGGCGGCTCCGGTCTGGATTATTGGTCGGGTTGGAAGAAGGCGGACGCCGGCTCTTCGTCGTAGGACGAGAGTTGTCCGTAGAGGGCTTCGGCGCGCTGCTGGATGAGCGCCGCCCCATTGGGGTCGGTGAGGTGCAGCTTGTAGGGGATGCTCAGGCGCGCCGCGAGGCTGTACTGGATCACCTCCAGCCACTCCTGGGGGACATCAAGGTCGTTGGACAGGTCGTCCACATCCTCGATCACGCGCAGGTAGGTGTATTGCAGCGTGGTCGAGCCCGCGATCGTGCTGTCCGGGACCGGCCAGACGTAGAGCGTCTTGGCCGCGCGTTGCGGGTCGAAATAGTAGCTGGTCGGATAGCCCGTGGAGGCCTTGTTCGGCTGGTCGTAGTAGGTCTGCCGGCTCCACTCCATGAGCGGCGTGTCAATGCCAGAGGTGTGGCGGCGCACTGACAGGATCTTGCGGGCGCCACTCAGAGCGTAGTTGGCCGTCGCGGCCGAAAGCGCCTGCGTGCCCTCAGTGATGAGCCAGAGCTTCGGGTCCGGGTCCGCGCCCCACGTCTTCAGCATGAAGTTAAGGTGCTGCTGCGCCCGCGCCGCATCTTCAGCAGACGGCGTGTCGCCTATCGGAACGACGCCGAGCAGCTCCAGAGCCGCCGTGCAGATTCCGGTCCCGTCGAGACTAAAGTCGGTGCTGCCGGAAGTCGCCATCAGCTACCTCACAGCGAGCTCGGCGTGATGTCGCCGGGGTTGAGGAAGGTATCGGCCGCCTCGGGGCGCGCGTTCTTGACGCTCGGATCTTCCGAAACACCGCGCACGAGGTCTTGCGGATGCCGCGAGACCTCGGAGCCGATGAAGCGCCGGAGGACGCGATAACCGTTCCAGGTCGTCACCGTCTCCGACGCCCAGCACTTGAAGCCCGAGTAGTCGCAGATCACGCGATAATCGCCGATCCGCTGCTCGTGGCCGCTCATCAGGCGCTCAGCAGCCGGAACCAGGCCGCAGCCGTGCCGGTCGAGGCGGCGACATAGACCGCAGTCTTGCCGGCGGCCTGGGCGACGCCCGTGGCGGTGGCGACACCGTTGATCGTGTCGGTGCCCGAGCCAAAGACTTGCATCGAGTTGGTCGCGGCGTTGTTCACGACAATGGCGATCTGGCCCACCTTGGTAGGGGCCGGAAGCTTCACGCTGTCCGCCGCGGTGCCGACCGTGTTCACGACGCTGACGACCTTGGTCAGGGCGTAGGCAGCCGCCTGCGTGCCGCCAGCGTGGGCGGTGATGCCGGTCTCGATGTTGTCGAGCGCGAACACCGCGCCCTGAAAGTCTGCGGTGCCCGTGGTTGAAATCGCCGGGATGCTGGCCGAGCCCGTCACGGTCAGCGTGTCGGTCTTCAGGCCGTTCTTGATGTAGGTCGTAGCCATGGAAGATCTCCTCCAGACCGCACGGCGGCTGGATCACAGATTTCTGGGGAGGAAGAAGGCGGGGCGGACCCGAAGATCCGCCCCAGTTGGTCGGGGGTCTTAGACGCCCGGCGAGGCGAACACGCCGCGCCAGTTGGTCCAGCCGAAGCTGTAGCGCTCGTAGCCCTTGTACTTCAGGTTCGAGGTGTCGAAGTCGTTGTCCTGAGCGAACTCAGCGGCTTCACGCTCGAAGTACTTCAGGCCTTCCGGCGCGTTGGTCCGGACGAACCAGGCGTCGTTGTCGGTGAGGTAGTGGTTCACCTTGGCGCCGTCCGGGAACAGGCCCATCGAACGCATGGCGTTGAGGGCGTTGTTCGCGGTGTCGTTCTGGCCCTGCGACTTCAGGATGCGCTGGGCTTCGAACATGAGCGCGGTCGGGATGATCAGCGACTTCGGCATGAGCGAGATCTTCAGACCCCGCTCGTCCGTCGCGTTGGCGATGCTGATCACCATGTCCTCGAGCGAGGCTTCCGACAGGTCGGCCGCGGCGGTGCCGAGGTTCGACTGGTTGCCGGCCAGGGTCGAGTGGTTGTTGACGCACATCGCCGAGCCGTCGCCGCCGGTGTACGAGCTGTTGAACGCGCGGTTGTAGACGTTGGCCGCGACGTTTTCCTTGGTCTGGCGGAACGAGAAGGCCAGAGCCTTCGTGCCGCGCAGCGCCTTGGACTTGTACTGATTGTCGGCGATGGCCTCGCGGGTCACGATGAAGCCCAGCGAGTAGGCCACATGCGTATAGCGCGAGGTGTACCCTTGCGAGGTGGAGTCGTACTGGGTCGCGGCGCCCTCGTTCTTGACGGGAGCGAGGCCGAGGCCCGGAAGAAGCTGGTCTTCCTCGTACTGCTTGTCCGAGGTCTCCTTGTCGAAGAGATCGGACCACTCCTGGGGATGCTCGGTGTAATCGGCGCCCCAGATGGCGTTGAGGCCAGGCCACAGGAGCTTGGCGATATTGCCGGTGTTGATCGGTCCGGACATCGGTTAGACCCCCGCGACTTGGTTGGCGAAGCGGTGGCGATTGATCCGCACCAGGAACTTGCCCTGGGCGCTGGACAGATCGTTGTCCGCACGGTTGGGAACAGCCACGATCTTGAGATCGAGGGTGTTCGTGGTGGCTTCCGTGGTGTTGTCCAGGGTCATGCCGGAGTAGCCGGTGACCGTGGAGCCCGACGCCACGACGAAGTTGACGTTGAGGCCCACGTCAGCAGCCGCGAGCGGCGTGCCGGTGGAAACGTCGGCGGCTTCGAGGAGCACGTTCGGATCGTCGTTCACCAGGACGCGGCGAAGCGTCGAGGCGGCGCGATACGGAAGCGAGGTGGCGGTGTCTGCCAGAACGCCGACAACCACGCCCTGGACGATGTCGCCCGTGGCCGATTGACCGACGTCTTGATAGACGATGCCGTTGATGGTCGAGGAAGTGGTCTTGCCGGTGACGAAATCGCCGATGTAGACGGCGGTCGAGTCAGAGGCGGGGATGGTGTAGACGCGGCAAGCGCCCGAAGCGGGCGAGCCACTCACCGTCCCAACGGGGGTGAAACCCCGGCCAGGAGCGTTGGCCATTTAAGATCCTTCTCGGGCTCAGCCCGATGAGTTGTTGATGGTGGAGCGGCCCGTCTTCGGGCGGTAAGCGTCTTCCAGCTTGCCCGTGGTGTCGTCGCCGCTGTTGATGGCGGCCTCGAACGGCTTCAGTCGCTCTTCCTTCTCGGCCACGCCGATCGCGTACTGATCCTCCGGGGTCTCCATGAGGTATGCGTGCTTGGGGCTTCCGTCCGGATGGGTTCCTACGATCCGGGCGACGCGCGTGCCTTCTCCGTCGGTGCGCGTGTCGCGCTCGGCGAAGTCGTAGCCCAGCTCGTGCATCATCGGGATGCGGCCGGGCTCGTCGTTGACCCAGCGCATCACCATCCCCTTTTCCTGCGGGGCGTCGAGCCGGGTCTGAAAGCCGCCGAGGGTCGCCCTCTTGCGGCGGTTGTGCTTGGGGGAAGCCTCTCGGGCCTTGGTTTCTGTGGCAGTCATGGCTTTCCTCAGGCGAAATAGTCTTTGACGTACTGTTCGCGCGTCAGCAGGTTGCGCTTGACGAAGTCGTCACACGCGGCCCTGGCGTCCGGCGGCAGGTCGGAATAGGTCTTGCCAGCCTTGCGCGGCGGCGCGCCCTGCCCTTCCACGGCGCCCGGCAGGCGGCGGTTCGGGTTCTCGAACTTGCTCGGAAACTGCTCGCGAAGGCGCTTCTCAGCCTCCTTCAAACCAGCCTTGGGCGTCGTGTAGCCGTCCTCGTAGACTTCGCCGCAGAGGGCGTCGAACGCGGCGCTCAGAGCCTTGTCCTTGCCGTACCAGGGGCTCTGCTCCTTCCAGGCGGCGAACTCCGGGTTGGGGTCCGGTTCGCTCTTCGGGGCCGCATTGCCGGCCTTGGCGTCCGCTTGCAGCTCGGCCAGCTCGTCCGTGGCGCTCATCACGCCCTGGATGTCGCCGGCGGCGGCCGAGTTGGCGATCTGCTGGCGCAGGTCCGTGATGGCCCGCTCGTAAGCCCGCTGCTCGGTCTTGGTGTGGTGCTCGGCGAACCGCTCCAGCGTCTTTTCGAGGCTGGCGATCTTCGCGTTCGACCGCTCCAGAGCGCCTTCCAGACGCTTGTTGTTCGCCTTGACGAACGGGAGGAACTCCTCGCCGCGCTTGACGAAGGTTTCGGCGTCCACCCACCTGTCCGGATCGCCCTTGAACTGGTCCTTCGGGACCCAGCCCATGGTGAGGGCGCGGTCTTCCGGGCTCGGCGCATTGTCGGCCGGCGGCGCGCCTTGGTCGGCGGTGTCGGGCGTGAGATCCGGGGTTTCCTCGCTCATCGCGCCACCCCGATCACGTCTTCGTCGTTCATCACGACGTACTCTTCGCCATCGTCGCCCTTGAAGCGCTTGCCGGCGTATTGCGCGAACAGCACCTTGGAGCCGACTTCGGGCGCATTGCCCTCGCCCCACTCCTTGAAGGCGTTGGGACCAGAAGAGACGAGCGTGCCGCGGGTCGCCGCGAACTTCTCGCGCTCCTTGGTCACGTCGGCGAGGATGATCGAGCCCCTCTTCTCCTCGGGAGGGTCGGGGCGGATCAGAACCTTCAGGTCCAGCGGTTCGATGCCTGGGTTCACTTGTCACCTCCGAAGAGCTGACGGTTGATCCAGGAAACCGCGTGGTCCTTCTTGCGGAAGCCGCGCTTCAGCGTCTCTCCGGTCTCTTCCGAGAACACGAAGTAGTCGCCGTCAGGGGTGAAGCTGACGTTCATTGATGCCTGTGGGTTTTTCTCTGGAACCCGCGCTCTGGCGGGCTATCAGCCGCGCGTGGCGGCGGATTCTGTCTGTCTCAGCTACGGACGGTGTTGTGATCGAGCAGCCAGAGCTTGGCCCGCTCCATCAGGAAATACGCCCGCTCGGCTCCGTCGCTGCTCGCCAGGTAAAGCTCGCCGTTTCTGTCGAGCCCCAGCACCACAACGGTCGCCATCTTGTCTTTGGCCGCGTCGAGCACTTGATCCGGCTCGATGCGAAAGCTTTCCCCGACCGCGCCGGGGTGAAGGTGGACGATCTCGGCGCTCATTCCTCGCCCTCGCCCGTTTCAATCTCGTAGAACGCAGCGTAGTCATCCCATTCCAGGGACGCCAACTCCCCCATTAGGAGGGCCTTGGTCTGGTGCCGGGGGTCCATTTCCTGGCCCGACGCCCATTGGTCCTTGAGGCGGTCCTGCTGGTCCAGGAGGTATTGCAGGAACACCTCCGTTAGGCGGCTGTGGCGCCATTCCCGGAACGTTTCCGGGGTGAACCGGCTGTTGTTGGCCATTCGCGAGCTGTTCCTGTGCGCGCTGGTCGATGAATTGGCCGATCGCCATGGCCAACTGCGGGCTTTGCAGGAACGTCTGAAGCATGGTGGCCTCGGCGTTCGCCTCGTTGACGGCGATTTGCGAGCGGGTCTCCGCTTCCTTGATGTCGAGCTCGCGGTGCTTCAGGTCGATCTTGTCCGACTCGATGGCGAGCTTGGCGTCCGGCGGCGGCGGCCCCTGAGGCATGAGGCCCTGGATGTCCGCGACGCCCGCGGCCTCCAGCACCCGCTTGATGATCTCCTGGTCGTTCAGGCCCTTGCCGAGGAAGCTCATGAGGAACTGCGCGCGGCCGAGCCGTTGCATGTCCGTGGCCATGTTCGGGTCGGACACCGGGACCACATCGCAGTCGTTCCGCGCGTAATCCTGCTGCGCGACGGCCTGCTCGTTGTCCTGGAACGTGAAATAGACCTGAGGGTCGAGGTAGCGGCTGTTCAGGCCGTAGAGGATCTCCAATTCCCGCTTCAGCGCCCGATGGACCCGCTTCACGATGGCGGTGAAGGTCTTCAGGCCCTGCTCGATCAGCGCCAGCGTGGTGCCGACTGGCGTTGTGGACTTGGCCGCGTCGCCCGTCTGGATGTCCTGCGTAGCGGTGAGGTCCTTCGAGGCCTCGATCAGCATCCCGAGGAGCTGGAAGAGGACGCTCGACGGCTCCTTGACCGTTAGCG